TTTCTTTTATTTAAAAAATATTTGTAAACAAACTCTGCTAACTCTTTTGATATTGCATTTTTTAAAACACTATATTTATTTTTTTTAAACGACATTTAATACTCCTTTTGGTATTGCTTGGCAGTTCCAATGTATAAATCTAAATGGACTATAGCCCATATCTACAATGTACTGATGAGGTAAGTATGATGGAAAGAATATCATTCTACCTGGTTTAACTTTATAATTAATTTGTGATGATGCGTAAGTTACTTTTGTTTTATCTTTTTCTGGTAAAAGATTCATGACATTACCTGGTCTTGGATCTTCAAACATAGGCAATGATGTAGACTCATCTGCTTTTAAAAAGTAAAAACCTGATATGTGACCGTTCCAATGCGTATGTAAAGTGTGGTGTCCACCACCTTTTTTAGCAAATTCTTGCACCCATAATTCTGTAGTAAACAATTGATGACCTGACATATCAAATCCCATTTCATTTAATAAATTATGTGCCGTTGCACCTATATAGTTTTGTAATTCTAAAAAATTAGGATCACCAATTAAACTTGTTGAATGAAACACATGACCCATGTCTCCTTTGTCACCAAACTTTTTATTACGTTCATCTATTTGTGGTTTTAATGTTTTCTTAGATGCTTCAATATATTTGTCTGATGCTTTATTTAAACTATCTACAAATTTTGGTTCATCTGCAAACCATATAGGTGATGCAAAATATTGTTCTAATTGTAATTGTTTTGGATAACTAACTACTTCTTTTTTTATTTTTTGTTTTCTAGCTTTAGCTTTTTTCTTTTTCATATTATTTAAACGGATATCCTAAATTCCATATCACTAAACTGTTTCTTTCTCCACTTTTAACTGGACATACTCTATGCCATACAAAACTAGGAAATACAACTAAAGATCCTTTAGGTAATATTTCTTTACATTTAACAGGTTTTCTAGGTTTATCAGGATCAAGATTTCTAAAATCAAACTCTAGCTCACCACCTTTATAATCTTTTGGATCTGATAATGTTACTGTTACAGATAATTTTCTAATCTTACCATGCGATGGATCGTTTGGATGTTCTCTAATATAGGGTCTATCCCAACTATCACAATGCCAATCGTAGTATTGACCTTTTTTATATTTTGTAAATTGACAAGACTCACTAAAATCCCATTCAAAATTCCAACCTGCATTTGCATTTGCGTTATGGATATACGGTTGTATTTCTTTATAGATCCATCTATCATTCATCCAAACAATATTAGAATCTCTTTTCTTTTTTAAATCTTTAATTTGTTTTTGATTTAATTTTTTATCACCATAACCACCAGTGACTGCCATTTGTTCTTGAAGTTAACCACCAGTGACTGCCATTTGTTCTTGAAGTTGTTTTCCGTATTTAGAAATATCATCACAAATTCTAGCAGGAACTGCTGATTGAAAATACCAATAATAATTTGTTAAATTCATATTCTTTCTTTTTTTACTATGAGGAGAACATACTTATTATTTAAATATTGTCAAGAGGCATTATATGTAGTTCAGAATCACTGCATCCAAATCTGCCTTTTGGCACGATATTAAAAGCTAAAGATATTCTATTTGATTTAGAATTGTTTTTTAAAATTGTGTGATACAGTTCACTTGGAAAAAATAATAATAAATTTTCTTTTACTTTAAATTGCCATTGTGTTGAATTATAAGAATTTTTAACTGTTGGCTCAATATAAAAATTATTGTTTTCATAATTTTGAAACTGTACATCACCACAATTTTTAGGGGTTTTTAAATAAAAAATTCCACTGTAAAAACTGTTTCTGTGATTGTGACTAACACCTAAATCTTTTTCATTACTTATAGCTAACCAAGACGTAGTTATGTCAAAATTAGTATTTTCATATTTTAAAACACTATTTTTAAATAAATTAAATTGTTTTAAAAGATTGTTTTTTAAAGATTTAAATTTTTTATTATTTAAAATGTATTTAGTTTCACTTGCTTTTGTATTATATTTAATTTCTGCAGTATCTTTAATTTTATATTTTTTAAAAGCAGTTATAAAATTATCTAATTCTTTTTTAGAATAGTCTAATTGTGTTTCAAATACAACTTTAGAAAAAAGTTGATGAGTATAAAAATTCATTAACTAAAAGTTATACTACCTGTGGCTTTAAAAGTTGCTACTTTAGTGCTACTAGGTGCACATGCTATTGTATTACAACCTGGTCCTGTTAGAGTTCCTGTAACTGCAGTTGGATATCTTAAAATAATTATCCCAGATCCTCCAGATCCTCCTGAACCTACCCCAGGTCCTGGAACAGGTCCTACTCCTGCATCTTTACCACCAGCTCCTCCACCACCTCCAGTGTTGGTTGTTCCAGATTCCCCACTTACTCCAGAATGGCCTGGTGCATTTGCTGTTCTTGGATACCATGGATTAGGCGGACCACCTCTACAAGCAGAAGCACATCCTCCACCACCATATCCTCCTATACCCGCTCTTATAGGTGGTAAACTATCATATGCTCCTTGAGCACCACCACCTCCACCACCACCAAAGTATCTTAAAGATCCACATGGTCCTGGTGTTCCAACACATGAACTTGGATTAATAGCTGTTCCTACACCAATACCTCCATCACCACCATGAAGTGGAGTAGGTGAATTACCACCAGGTCCTACGTTAAAGTCTCCACCAACACCACCGGCACCACCACCTCCACCACCACCATAGTGTGAAGTAGGCCCGTTATCATTAAATCCTCCACCACCTGACGGATTACACCACCTGACGGATTACCTTGAGAAGGAGAAAAAGGTGGAGTATTTCCTAAACCTTTTGTGGATGCAGGAAATACAGAATGTGTTGAAGGGTTTGTTCCAAAAGGATTTGGATAAGAACCATTATAATTAGGTCCACCTCCAGATCCACCATTAGCATTAGAAGGTGCTAAACCAGGTCCTACTGGTGCACTAAAAGCTCCACCACCACCTGTTGCAGTAATCATATCCGTTCCTTCAGTTCCACCTGGATTGAATATTGAATCTGAACCTTTTGAATAAGAACTACCTCCGCCACCAACTGTTACAGTATAAGTAGTTCCTTTAAATAAACTGTTAGCAAGTAAAGCTGTTCCTTGTAGTGGACTAGGTCCATATCCTGAAGCTCTATATCCTCCAGCACCTCCACCACCACCGACAGCATTTCCCTCAGCTCCACCACCGCCACCAGCCATTACTAAATAGTTTACATTTACTCCTAAAACTACACTTCCATCAGGCCATGTTCCTTGAGACTTTGCTTGAAATTGACTTTGCATTGACCACACACCACTTGCTTTGTTTAATTCTTTTATAATTGCAACACCAGATCCTCCTGCTCCTGAATTTCTACCAGTTCCAGAATTAGGTGTTTGACCTCCAGCACCTCCACCACCACCTCCAGTGTTGGCTGTACCTGCTGTTCCTACTTGTGCTCCTTTACCACCTGCACCTCCACCACCAGTTCCACCAGCTCCTGCACAGTTAGCTCCTGGATTTCTACAATACGAGGCACCACCTCCACCACCTGCATAAACTCCACTATTAGGTAAACTTGTTCCTGGATATAAAGGACTAACATCTGTTCCTGCTCCACCAGCTCCAGCTGTACCTCCGGGATAAGAAGTACCTTGTGTTCCAACTGCTCCAGCTCCACCACCGCCACCACCATCACCAGCAGGGCCTAATCCTACTCCACCATCATTTCCTTGACCACATATCCCACTACCTACAGCTGCAGAAGCAGTAGAACCTCCACCAGAACCTCCAGGTATTCCAGCTCGAGATGATGGTGTACCAGGCTCAGGAGCACCCCCTCCACCACCACCTGTAACACAGGCAGTTCCTACACTTGATGTATTTCCTGGATTTCCTTGTCTTCGACTTGGTCCACATGCTAAAGCTCCACCACCACCAACAACTACTGCTATTGTTCCACAAGCATTTACTGATGGGAATGTTTTTAATCCTCCAGCTCCACCACCGCCACCACCATCACCTTCACCTTGATTAGAACCACCTGAAGCCCCACCTGCTACTAAAGTTGCTTGAACAACTCTTGTTCCTGATAGTGCTGTGATATTTCCTGATGATGTTTTAACAGTAACTTTATTTTTTCCAAACGAAGTTTTATTCGTTTTTCCAATTACACCACCGTTTGCTGAGCCAGATTTATTTCTTGGCATTTGAGTCTCCTATTCGGACACCCAAGCTGTGCCATTCCAATTGTATTTGGTAGGTGTTTCCGATTCGTCGTTTGATTTAGTTGCTTCCCAACCTGTTGTGTTGTCAGCGTTATATTTTGTTTCGTTCCAAGAAATATGATATCTCCATACACTTGGATCTTCACCATCATTTATAATTGTTGGATAAGTTATTGGTGCTTGCCAATCGTCATTTGAATCTAATGACCATGAAGCATGAGGTTGTTGACTTAAAAATTTATCTTTTACAGGATCGTAAACCATTCCGATACCTGCGTATTGTTTTCTAAAATTATTGTTGTAAGAAGTTTGTTTCCAAATACCACCTTTGAAAAAATTAATACACCATGTTTCTCCATCTTGGTGCATATCATTTTCTCCTAATGGTCCAGCTGCAGTAGTAACATCGTTACCCACCACAACAACTCT